TCTCTCGCAGCAATAGCTTCAGCAATAAATCTATCTGCTGCCGCTACAGAAACCCGTGCCCTTCGTGAATACGTGAATATTCCGAGAGTTGTATCGGGATCTGTCCATGTTGCAGAGATGCTTCCTATTCCACCCTCTTCTTTGGGCATTGTAACAATTACTTCCCACGACATAATTTATCTCCTTATGGTTCCGAGGAAACAACCAGGCCGGTGTATGCCCCCGGTTTCCCCTTGTACAAAGGGACTGCCAGTTCTGACCAGACCTCCCCATCGAAACTCGCTTTTGCGTTAAAGATGATTTTCGATCCTGCCGGGTCGAATCCTGGTAAAGCGTGATGAACCGAGCCATCGAGGGCCGCATCTTCCATGGGCTGCTCTGCCCCATTTATGAGAACGATTACCTTTGTCACGCCTGGGTTAGGGTCACTGACTAAATAATATGTCTGACCAAATGCCAGTACTGGCAGCAAAAGCGCCATGAGGCAAATACCTGTGATAAATGCTATTGTTTTCACATCATATCTCCTATTTAAGATTTGCTTTTTTTTATTAATTCCGTCCTTGCCTCACCAGGACATATCCACTGGCCAAGGTGGAAATATACATACCCGGGATATGACCGCTATTGCCAGGAAATGGCACGATCATATCCACACCCGCCTTGGCTATGAGTTTGACTATGGTATCCCCGTTGCTATTTTCCTTGATAACGAGTTCGTGTGCATCACTGCTGATATTGGTCCAAATAATCCAGACGATATCAGCCCAAGCGGTTGAGATAGAACCGGCGGTATCGAGCACCCATGTTTGACCGCTCGTGTCGTTTCCAGCGCCATAGCATGGCAGCGAAATTCCCATTACCAGCACCAAGGCAATTAGAATGATTAGTTTTTTCATCTTCTCCTCCATGTTTTGGGCAAACAAAAAAGGCTTCCATGAGTCCAGGCCCCTGGAAGCCTTTTCTGTCTCGAACTACGTTCTGGCCGGAACTGTAGCCGAGTCCCTTAATTTTGATTTTTGTCTGTTTCTACGGTGAATTAAAAAATACTACAACTTCGACTGTGCCATTACAGGTTATCTCGACATAACAACCAGTCTGGCATTTCTTGTTAAATGTTAACATAACACCATTAAGACCGCGGGCCGATGCATCATAGGTATTTGTGGGAATAAACTCCTCGCCTGTATTATCTATTCCATCATAGATTGTAATATAGGGATCATTGACACCATCCATTCCTAATAAAAAGCCTGAAACACGGCCTTTTCCAGTAAATACAATGTCAGAAGTAGTCAATTTTTTAGAATCAACTGAGGGTTGCATTTTTCACCATTTCACTAGATATGGATAAATATGATAAATCGCTATCATAAAAACCGTAATACATAGGAAATAAACAAGTCGTGTTAAATAACGATTAGATTTATCAAATTGAGTATTGGATTCACGGAGTTCATTGATAGTCATAAGATCTCGTTTAGTAAATTTTGCATTCTTAGCAATACGCCAAATTTCCCATGCAATATTGATATCTTTAATTTGTTTGCCCGCGTGTATCTCATTGTAGAGTTTTATGGCCGCATTGATAATTGCCATTTCTTGCAGTCCATATATTTGTTTGCCACGGGCAATTATTTTTTCAAGATTGAGATTTTTCGTTGCATAAAAATTTACTATTTCTTTTTTCATGAATTCCTCACATATTTCCCATGGCGGCCGCTGGCATAGCTGGTTCCATTTGGCCTTGCTGCGCTTGCTGGGCCATCTGCACATATTCGGAAAGTTCCGTTTCTACAACATCCTTCAATTCCTGATCATCCATCAATGCAAGTACGATCTTGATCATGACTTCCGGAGGTAGTTGGAGAGCTCCGGTCTGCACGAGTTCCACAAACAGCCTGAACCGCTCAATCCGCATGGTAGGCATGACTTCTTTATCACTGATAGCCACGTCATACTTACCAGTGGTGACATCATTAAGGATCTGGGTGATTCCCCCAACCTCATCATACATACGTTCATTGATCCGCACATATTGAGGCGCTTGATTGAGACTCTTACCCTTGATACGGATTACCTTCTCATAGTTGAAAAGCACCTGTATGGCATCCCGGATATATTCGGCCAGGATATGCTTGAAGAAACGCAAAGAATCATACACCCATGAGATAGTACTGGCCCCCTGGCGTTGTTTGAGATCAATCGCTTTACCAGAGGCGCCCTTTCCAAGGGCCTCGGTGCTGATCAGGGATTCCTCGCCGGAGATATCCAGGAGGGCTTCGGCCATCTGCTTGGCTACTGCTATCTCTGCCATGGGTGGAGCATTCGGCGTTATTTTCGCACGTTTGTTTTCGCTGATTGCGCCTTTATTCCATTCAATCTGCACACCCGGCTTGCCGCCGTGTTCTTTGAGTCTCCTCTTTTCGGGTTCGGATAAAGCACCTTTCTCCCATTCCCACCCAGAAGCTGCGGCAGTACCGATTATCTCGATAACAGCCGATGCTAGTTTATTGTGGAATTTTTGAGGATCTTCCAGGGGTTCGATAAGACTGATAAGTTCGCTTCGCCCACCTTGAAACAGCCTGTCCGGTTCAAAGCACACAACCGGAAACTGCTCGGCAAGTATACTTCTCTGTCCGTCTTCACGTTCCCATGGGGTTATTCCCCGCTCAAACTCAATCTCATGGCAGAAAACCAGATACTTGACCTGAGTGTTATGCACAGACATGACTTTATAGCGTTCTTCCGCAGCAGGACCGAGTTCCGGCAATGTTTTTTTGACTTCCTTGACTGATTTGGGGGATTCATAGACCTTGAGTTCTCCGGTCATGGGATCGGGCATTGTATCGGTGATTTTCGTTACTTCAGTGCGCTCCTTATACCAGTAATAGACAATTCCGAGCTTATCAGCGGTGGCATCGTAGTAGTCTGAGCGAGGATCTTGATACTCATCGGCAAGGCCTGAATCCCGGCCTGCACTCCCGCTCGTATCATCTCCATCGACATAACCCTTGAGAGTATCTATTTCCGTAGCCTTATCCGGCCAAAGTTCCTTGGCTTCATCCGGGGAAATCCGGCGTTGTCTAAAGAAATATTTCCCATCTCGCCGATCTTTTCGTTTACTGTCAGGATCAAACCAGTATTCATCGCCCGGTTCCAGGCTTAACTCTATCTCTCCCTGAATATCCATATCATAGTTCGGCTTTATCTCGATCACTGACCTGCGAAGCACTACGCCATGGAGAAACCAATCGGCTTCAATAAAATCCCAGAGATTCTTATTCTCGATATGATCCTTGCAGTTATTGAATACCTCTGCGGTAAACGGATCTCCTTCTTCCACCGGAGAATAACGAGCATCAGTCTTAGGCCGGGCCCCACAGAGAAGTCTTATGATTGGAGCAATGCGGTTGAGGGTGATTGCAGGCCTGCCCTTTGCTACAAGATCCGAGCGAGCCCTGCCTTCTTCCCAACCCTGGTCTTCACCGGTGAAGTATTTCAATTCCTTTTTGGAGTTTTCGCGGTACTGTTTTTTCTCAAAATCACATTCCTTGACGTACTTCCAGCGTTTCCGCGCCTGTTTGAGAATCTTATCTTCTTCTTTATTTGTGATTGGTTCGGGCATTATCCTATTCTCCCACCTGCTTATTCCTTGCCTTCATCCATTCCTTATATGATTTCAATTCCAGGGCGGTTTCAGGCTTTTTCATCATACGCTTGCGATATGCGGAATATTCAGCCTTAGACATGGCTTCATCATTAGTATTCTGTGTAAGAAGTTTGGTGATCTTTTCGGGTTCCTGCTTTTTCTTTTTCGAGAATACTCCAGTTATTTTCTGAAATATCGAAGTTCCTTGGTTTTCAGGCATGATTTACCCCTTTTTCACTTTTTTGGGTTCTTCCTTTGCTACTGTCCTGCCGCCTCGAACTCCTGCTTTCTCAAACACAGCAATCCGCATATATTTCTCAGGATGCCCTTTGGGCTTTATTGTCCGAATACGGAGAATATCACCCCTACCCTTTTTCTTCTTTTTGGGGATTTTAGACGTGAGTTCCTGAAATTTTTTGGTTCCTGCTTCGATGCGTTCAGACTCTTTCATTTTGATTCTCTCCTATGCTGCCATCCAGCTATTACTTTCAGGTTCATCGTCAGCCCATTTGTCTTTGGGCTTGCTATCATCTTCTTCTCTCTCACATACGCCGATCCGCATAGCAGCCAGGAGCATGTAATTTGTAGCATGGCGGTAATGGTCAGGCCCGATCTTGCGGTATCGGTAAGTACGCGAGCCTGTTTCCGGGTCATCCTCAAGCACTTTGGCAATATTCGCCATTTCAAGAGCATATTGCTCTATCTCTTCATTCCTTCTGGGAATGGAATACCGTCCAGCAGTAGTCACCAATTCATGACTTGCATCACAAAGCTCGGTCCGGTTCATGGTAACTACGCCTTTTTTGCTATCGAAAGCCGGAGTATTCCGCTGCTGTTCTTGATAATCGCACAGGAAAACCTCAAAATCGGTTGCTTCCTGAAATTCTCTAGCTTTATGAATCTCTGGTTTGAGATCCATAACGCATGAATCGACATGAAACCGCTTGGCAATATCAAAAAGTTCCTCAAACTTGGAAACACGGGCAAAATAGATAGCCCTGATCAGAGTGTCATTGGGATGATAGCCCACTATCACATGCAATTTATCCCCTACATCTACACCCATGCAGCAGGGTCCGGGATGTCTTACCCGCATAACCTCATGACTGCACAGAGCATAGATATCGTTTGTGGTAAGTCGGTTTTCCGCGGCGACATAGGCCATGCCGAGCATAGAGTTGTAGACTTCGGCCAGGTTTCCATTAGGAGGATTGTTGAATTTCTTTAGAATATCGGCAGGATTCACATAGGCACTATTTAATTGTGAGATCCACCAGCCTACCATATCCTTAGATTTTTCTGGAAATCGCACTTTCCAATGGCCGTCACATGGATATATCTCTTGTCTGCATTTCGTGCAGATTCGGATAACCTTGCCATCGGATAGTTCCATGAGACAATTCGGGAATTCCAGCTCAAGGCAAGTTTCATGGCCACAGTGCCGGCATGTGATAAGCCAGATTCGCTGATCTGAACTATCATATAGCTTGTCTATGCCGAAATCGGGGATTGAGGGTGTTGAAAGATAGGATTCCTCTTTGATTTCACTATGACCCATGCGCTGTAGGGCAAGTTCAATCATCTCACTATCCATTTCATCTACTTCGTCAAAGCAGGTACCGTCAACCGGAATGGATTTCAACTGAGAAGCAGTTTTCTTAATGCCTTCGATCTTCTTTGATACCCGGGCCCCACGAAGATAGAGCATTGAATTACCGATCCGCTTGATATTGGCGGCATCGGTGTTTTGCAGGTAGCCCCCGATACTTGCCGGATTATCAATGATGAGAGGATTAAACCGACCCTTGGAGAAATCTGTTACATCATCTCGGGTGGGGAAAAGGTAAAGATAGCCCTGAGGATAGGTACCGTAGATCATCCCATGCAGAGTTTTGAGAACCCGGGATTCAGTAAAAGCCATTTGAGCGCCCTTCATGGCACATTGAACCCGCGCATCACATTGCATAATATCAATCTGATACTCATGGCCTTCAAGCTGGAATGGCTTACCTTTGAGCATGATCTTATTATGATAAGCCCAATACCAAGCATCTGCAGCCCGGGCGTTATGCGTTAGTTGTTCTGCCGGAACCATTTTTCTTTCTCTTTACCTTTTTCTGACTTTTGGCTTTTTCGATTTTGGCCTGCTCAATAGCAAAGTGCTTGGCAAATGCCAATTCATCGGGACTGGCCTGAATAGGAATATTGCCACCTCCGGGACCGCTCAATTCACGACGTTGCGCTGGGTAGAGGTCATATACTGTGAGAGCCATATCAAGGGCTTTTAAACGCGTGGTGTTATCAATAAGCTGTTTTGAATAACTCCAATTACCTGTTTTCTTTGATATTTGGGCTCTTATGGAATGAGCATTAAGCCCTTGCTTCAACCGCAGAGTAAGTTTTTTATCAGTAAGACCTTGTTCTTCCCGCTCTGCGAGTAAAGCCGCACGTAGCCGCTGCCGAACTTCTTCGGCCTCCTGCGGAGTCATGGGGTAGTGGGTAGAGTCAGCGGCCATGGGGAAAATTTACCCGGTTCTCAGGAAAGTAATCCATCCTGAATACCCAAGATGAACTCCGAAAGATATGGCTTGACCTTAGCCATCCACTTGATGAGAGAATCCGGCGTCTGCGTTTCCGGCAATTCGATCTCAGGCAAGAGCCTAGAGAGCTGCTTTACATAGTGTGGATCGGCGCCGATCTTCCCGAGGACGTATTCCTTCCAGACGTTAAGATCGACCTTGAAGGTTTCGGGGTTGCTGGCGTTCATGGCATCATTGGCATACTTGAGCGCGATTCTGGCTACATCGGGAAGATGTTTGGCCATCTGATACCCGGCCTCATTCGCGGCAACCTCAGCCAATGCCTGCTTGTCGATATTCCAGTTGATCTGAGTGCCAGAGCAGCCCATAAGTCCAAAGATGCAAATAAGGGTTAGAATTGCGAGTCTTATTTTCATTTGACCTCCTCATACGTTTGTTCAAAAATATCAGGTTTACAGGGGTACAATTCCCCTTTTATACCTGTGATAATAAAATCACCGGGGCAAACTCTATGCCCATCTTCTAATGTGTCAATCCAACCATGAACATGAAAAGATTTTCCACACTCAGAGCATAATGATTCACCACTTATGTCTGGCCTTCTAAAATAACCGACATCAAGATGATAAATAGGCATGTCTTCTGGTTCAATCCCATGTCCTGCTTCACGGTCATAGGTGACTTGGAACCATTGTTCTGCTTCAATCACTACGGGTTTCTTTCGATACTTCACTTCTCCTCCTTCTTATCCCTTTCTGTTTTCCTCCCTATGGCCCGTTTAAATGATCCCCACAGGCGGACGAGCCTTTCCGCTATGGCGAGGTAAAGTATTAGACTGGCCGGATCTATCATAATTTTATGAGTGCCTTGAAATCCGTCCAAATGTCCAAAATCTCTTCCTTGGTGAGACTTTGGCCTCCGGGTCCCGCTTCCTCCAAGGCTTCGTCCATTGACTTTGCCAATTCCCGGAGTTGCTTCACCTTGCTGTGCAGCATTGCCTTGCCACCTGCGAAAGCAGCAATGGCGAGGGCAATCAAACCTAAAACGATCTGCCACCAATCCATACTAAATCTCCTTTTGGTTAAGGGTTATTCTATCCTGTCCAACAGGCCAAACAATGAAACGAAATATTGATAAAATGATAATACAGATCAATACTATCACTTCTTCTTTATCCACATCATTCACCCTTCTTTTGTTTTTTAGCCTCTATTTCTGCATCCCTTTCTTTGAGGCACTTTTCTTCTGTTAGACTTGAATCGAAAATGAAATTATAGTGTTCATCTTCAAGCCACTTGTAAATACGTTCAATGGGAATAAACAAGCCCATGTGAGTTATTGGAGTGCTCCAACCGGCAACGGCAACCATAGAGGGAATACCGATTAATTCCCCGCGCCCGTTGAACATTGCCCCACCAGAATTTCCATAGATAATCTGACTTGAACTCATGTGATAAGATAAAGAATTAATTTGGAAATTCTTTCGGGTAATGACACCAAGGGTGGGAAGAGGGGGAAAACCTAATGAACAGCCGACAGCGATGCTTTCATCCATCACCAAGAGATTATCGACATTTTCTTTATTGGGTAAATCGGCTACGTTAGGAACAACCTCTTCAGTTCTTAATTTCAACAGAGCAACGTCAAAATCTTTATTGTATAAAACGATGTCGGCTTCGACTTTCAGCGTTCCGATGGGTGTACTGATGTCTCGGTATTTGAAAATTTCGACATACACAATAGAGCGTTTTTCTTTTTTTACATTTTTTTGCAGGTCAGTATCCCACTCTTCTGAAATGGTAATAGCACCTTCGATAACATGATAATTTGTTAAAACGTATGTTGAGTAGGATACGAGACCTTTTTCTCCAACCATATGAAATGAATAAATTACAGTGCCAGAACCGGAAACATACGCATCACTAACTCTTACGACGGGATAGATATATTTGTTATGACCTTCTTGGCCAGTCAATGCACCAAAGGCGACTGTCGAAAGCATGAGAATCACCCCCAATATCAAAATCGCGGAAATGATTCGTTTCATTGAAATCTCCTGGTTAAAGGGTTAATCTTTCAATACCTCCAACATCTCCTCGATGTCTTCCCTCAACTGCTTGACCTTGATATATCGCTCAATCACCGTTTTCGGATCTTCCTTGCAGCCGTCAATCAGCGATACCGCCCTTTGCAGCTCTTTGTCGGGGTCAATGTACTCGAGTGTCCGGGTAAGCAGAGCCCGCATATCAATCGAATGCCATTCAAGCTGTCCGTATTTTTTGTTAAAGACCCATGTGTCAGACTCCGATTCATATACCGTAGAGGGCAAGGCCTGATTTCCCACCACTCTCGCATTTACTGCCGCTTTGGGTAAATCGCGTCCTTCTGATTTCCCGCAAAGGAAAAGCAATCCGAAAATCAGCCCGACTGCTAGTATTAAAAATATGAGTTTTCTCATAGATCCCTCCATTTCCTCCATCCCGGCTTATAAACCGTACGACCGCACACCTGAAGGTGGAAGTGCCAAGCCAGGCGCACCCGGTGATACACGCAACAAGACTTCTCTGGCCTCTCAGGGTCGTATATCCAATTATCATCAATATCTTGTTTGACTTTCCGAGGGAATTTGAAGATCCAAGACCTAAGATCCATACCTCTGGTTGGATTTGTGGCGTGAAGATCACCATCATGCAGGGCTTTTCTGTGACCCTCAGTGATGTATATCTTGAGGTGCCTCTTGAGCACCCATAAGACCAACATTATGAGTTTATGGTGGTATGACCATTCGAGGAGACTGGCGAGGACTGTGGCGTTCTTAACCTCGATCACTCCTGCCCCTCCCGCTCTGATTCATCCTGCATATCCAATAACGTGTATAATGCCGCTTTCCGGTGTGGTATGTCGGCCAGGATTTCCTCAGCCTCTTTTATTAATTTCTGAGCCTGAACGAATCGCTTCTTACTTCGTTCATGGATCGCATCTATTACAACCAGCGTGGATCTAACAGCTTCCCTTTCATCCCCGGTCATATCAAACCTCGCCCTCTTTCATTTAAACAGCGCAAAGCAAAATTTTTCATTTTATAAATTCTGGCTTCGCTTGTTCCTACTATTTTGGCTATTTCTTTTTGGTCAAACCCAAAAAAATAAATCATACGCAAGATCAACCTTTGTGATTCCGGTAAAGTTTTTAAGAGTTTATGGGCAAGCTCCTTATTTGCAGTTCTTCCTTCGAGGCCATCGGCTGATGGTTCAATGCCTTGTTCGCGGAGTTCTTCAAGAGAGAGGGGGTGGGATTTACTTTTTGTTTTTCTGTGTTCTTTATAAAAATGGGTTTTAGAATAGCAATTAAGGAGATCACCTTTAATTCTGCTTTGAGCATAGGTGAGGAAACTTGCTTTGATTGAAGTATATTGTTCAGCCGCCTTTAAGAGTCCTAAGCGACCGACTTGAATATAGTCGTCAACGTCCTGGCACGGAATATGCTTTATCCCGCAGAACGAATGGCTTACAATATCGCTATGAATAATATCAGCTTGCGTTACTTCATAATTCATCCCTGTTATAAACCCGGCCCCCCAGGCCAAGGGGTAAAACCCAAGGACCGGGCCTCCTATGGAGGTATCATCACGCAGGTTTAATGGTAATTGAAGGGAGATATATGAGTCAAGGTAGGCAAAGTGTATCAAATGATAATAAAAACCATATATTTTGCTGATAAAGTTCATATATTTAGCAACTTTTTTTTCTTAATTCGTTTTCCTTTCACAAAATTTACTTCTTCTGCCCACTTCGCAAACATTTCCTTCGTTAAAATGGGCTTTCCGCTAGGCGTTCTAAGGATAAGTAGACCATAATATTTCTCATATTTTTTTAACGTCTGTCTTTCCAGATTAATTTCTGGTATCGTTTCAATGTTTTTCCAACCTACCGCCATATCTTACTCTTTCTTTGCAAGTTCAGCCGCCTTCAACTCACGTTCAAGAATCTCCTTTTCTTTTCGAAGGGTGATCACTATGGCTTCGAGTTGACCTCTGGTCATATCAGGGAATGACGGCTTAACTATTGTCTCTGCGTAGTAGTCGAAACTCTCTGAGTGTAGTTCTTTGAATGGCATTCCCTTTCCCTCCATTTTTTAAGATGTATGAAATTAAGTCTTTCCTATCTTCTGAGCCATTTCACTGATACGCCTTAGATTCTCCCTCGCCTTCTCAGGATCACGCGCTTGCATATCTTTCCTTGCCTCATCTGCTGCCGTGTTGTCATGTTGAATACCTGCTAATGGAATCGGGCCAGCTAATTCACTTGCCTTTCCAAGCCATTTATTTAAATGACTCAGGATGCCTCGCGCTGTTTTTCTTTTACCTTCATTATCAATATTCCACTGGAGACATTTCTTGAGTTCAAAGGGTACGTCAATATTTCGGTAGGTCTTTTCGTATTCGGAAATCTTTGATAATCCGAGGGAAAAGTCCTCACCATTTCTAAGGGGGAAAACAAGCGCAGCTTGTATATCTTTTTCTTCTTCTTTAAGAGAAGAAGACTGAAGAGCTATCGTTTCGCTATTGGCCTTGCCAATGGGGTTGCCAATGGGGTTGTTATCACCTTTCCATCTCTTTTCTGCTCCACGTTTACCTGCTTCGCTCTGTGATTCCCTGTACTTACGCTGCACTTCCCTAGTTTCCTCTAACCGTACATTTTGCAATCTGCCGTCACCGTTCAATTTAAATTTAGCGCCAACTATTTTCCACCCCGAGGAGAACTTTTTCGCTCCACAACCAGCAATCCGGCATAATCTTTTCATATCATCAGGGATACTTCCATTCACCCACTGAGCTTCGAGAAGGCGCCAATAAATACCCACCTCATCAACGGACCACTCAAGAGTATCCATGTAGAAGTCGGCTGCAAATAATTGAAAGGCTGG